TCTCTTTAGTTAACATTTTTCCTAACATACCGCTTTTATTAAATATTCCTGTTCCCCATGATCCTAATTTTCCAGCATTAGCTGCCCATCCTAGACCACCCAGCAACGCCATCTTACCCAATGGACTTTTAAAAACTTTCTTTGCAGCTCTTCCTATTTTTTTGAATATACTTCCTAAACCATAAGCTCTTCTTCCAGTATAAGTATCCATGATACCACCATAAGCTCTACCTATTCTTCCACCGTCAGCTGCCCATGCCGTTAGGCCCATGGTTCGTGGGTCTACGCCCATGCTTTGTCCCCATGCTAAGTTAGCTGCTGTTGGAGAATCTCCTACATAATAATCTTTAAAAGGTAAACCTCTCCCTGTAAGACTTGTTTGAAAAGTTGGATCATCTGGCTCCACTGGTAAAGTAGGTGAAGGAGTAGTTGGACCACCAGGAGTAGTTGGACCACCAGGAGTACCTCTGTGACCACCATCACCACGACCAGGATCAACAAAAAATTTTCCTTGTATAGGGTTCCATGACATATCTGTAGTCTGTTCTTGCGCCCATCTACGAGGTTCAAATTTTTTCATTCTCTCCATGAAGGACAAATCTCCTGATGCTTCTATATCCGTAATAGTATTTAGATAATCTTGTATTTGATTTTTAGCTAAGGTTGGTGTGCCAAGATAATTACCAAGAAAATCTAGAGACATGGACCCTGTTTTGCCTGGATAGTTAGGAACAAAACCAGTCTTTTCCCATTTCTCTATTGTCTCTTGATCAAATAAAGGGGCTCCTTTTTTATCTTTCATATCTTGCCATCTTTCTACTAGCGATGCACTTCCACCTGGCTGCATTGCAGGATGTCCACGACTAAGTGTACCTAACCACTCCTGTATATCTTCAGCTGTAGTTTCACCTGCTTTAAAATCTGTATATCCTTTTTTATTTAATCTATTAATTAGTGCATTTAAATTTTGTTTTTTTAAATACTCTATTTGTCCTCTCTTCTTTTTTAATTTGTGTTTTTCAAAGAAACTTACTTTACCATCTTTGTTTGTGTCTCCTTCAAAATAAGTTTTCTTGTCTCCCCACGTACCTTTGTCTGGTTTATCTATCTTTGTTATTTGGTCTGCATATGTTTTAAATCTGTCATCAGCTGGTTTATAGTCATAGGTTTTGAGATCGTCTTTTCGCATTTGATGAGGACTACCCTCACCTCTTCTTCCACCTTTTGGACCTGTCATAGGAGATATACTAGTGCCTTTTGTTCTAGAATCTCTTTCTGCTCCTCTAAAAAATCCTCTTCTTCCGTCAGGGTGTGTTACCCCTCCATGTATATATCCAAGTCTCATAATCCCACCATCATCTTTCTTAATTCTACTTCCATAGGTATCCGCCCAGTCTCTTGCGATTTCTGGTTCGTTAGCCCATAGGTATCTTCTTTGTTTTTCTGATTTAAAAGGCATTAGTCTCCTCTGCTGTCCCACATATCTAAAGCTATCTCGTATACTTCCATTTGTAATTTAAAAGGAAGATCATAAAATTCTTTTCCGTATCGTTCTTGTGCAAGCATCTCTGCTATCTCTTGAGCTTTTTCACCTCTAAGACCACCACCAGCTGTCCCCATAATTTCTGTTTCGTTTAAAGTTTCAATTCCTTCAGGAGTATCTATTGTTTCTCTCATACTTAATTCTTCCATGTCACCACCGAATCTTGCACCCATTCTATTACGTCTTTTTCTTAGATGCTCTTTAAGTTTTTCTATCCAGATAGATTCGTCTATACCACGTCTGCCACCTTCAATAATTCCTTCTTTTATTTTTTCAATAATTTCTGAACCACCCCTTCCTACTTTTTCTATTCCTTCAGTTATTCCTTCAACCATTCTTCCACCATACTCTGCACCCATTCTATTAGGCATAGGCATTTGTTGTTGCATGTTCCCTGGTCCGAGGCTCCCGATTCCTTGTTGTTCTGGTCCTTGTGCTTCGTCCTGTTGCATTTGTTGAAGAATTTGTTTCCACACTCCACTTCTAAAAAATTCTTCGAAACTTTGAAACTGACTTTGTTGTTCAGGACCTAAAGCTTCCCATATTTGTTGAGCAATTCTCTGTGCTTGTTGGTGTTGTTCTGGGGGTGTAGGACCTTCAGTCCCACTATATCTAATAGAAGGAGCTCCTGTCTGTAATTGTTCTGAAATATTAATATCTGTTATAGCCATATTTATTAGTGTGTTTGATGTTAAAAGCAGGTATTTTTCCTGAGTATTTCATACTACTTGGTTTTTGCAAATAAATCAAGTCTTGGCATCATTACCGTAACATCTCTTTGAACATCCTCCTCGGGTATATTGGCAGCCTTTAAAGCTTCCTCATCTTTATACTCTATTCCTGTTTTTTTATTAGAAATTTTCGTTGTTACTTGAGCATCGTTAAGCTCTACAAGTGGTACTTCCTTATTATTAATAATTACTGTTTTCATTATGTTGTTACCTCTTTTTTAATGTTTAGATAGCTAACTCCAAAATCAAAAGAATCTGCGCTACCTGCTTTAATTGTAAGGGTTTTACCCCCTACTACTATTAACGGTTGGGTTAATAATTCTCTGGTCGTATTGGCATCTAAAGCTGCTGTTTTAATAGCTGTAATAGCATTATTAGTAACGGTGACGCTGGGTGTTCCAGCTGATGTTACTAGTATAGATTTAATAATATAGGTTTCACTTACCAAAGGATAACCTGCACCAAAAGGATTAAGTTCTCCATTGGAGGTATCATTATCTATTCCTACAAAGTCGTATTGGTTTACTACAGCCATTATTCTAAAAAGAAAGCTCTCGCTTCTATTTCCTGTTTTAATTCTTGTTGAAAGGTTGTATTTAATTTCTCCAGAACAGCATCTAAATCTCTTACTAAAGAGTGTGCTACATCTGCTTGATACTCATCGCTTGCTCTAGTTAATGATTGAACTATCTTGGCCATTATCTTCTTCCTCCTGCATGCACATCTAATCTAAAAGTTCCTAGTTTCCAACTAGAATCTATTGCAGTGTTTGATATTTTTACTGCAACCGCTCGACCTCGAGCCCTGCATGATTGATAGGTAGTTGCCGATGTAATAGTAAAAGGTCCTAAAGTAGAACTAGCTGCAGTTTGATTAGGAAAATTTCTTAAGTCTAATTCAACTATTGTATTGCCTGTTTGAGATATAAAATCTGGTAAAAATCTACTTACTCTCATCATGAATTCTCCATCTCCTCTGAATGTAATTCCTCGTTGTTGATCTTGAGTAATATCAAAATCGCCTGAAAGAATATTAGCAGGGATAGCAGCAGTCACTCCTCCTTTAACTTGATTTATGCCTGTCTCATGTTCAAAGTAAGTTGAAATTCCATCTGTGTTTCCTACTGTATCACAGGTGTCGGTACCTGCATCATATTGAGTTGCATGAGGTAAACCAAATACAGCAGAATCTTCCCAAGTTGTTCTAGGATATAAACCGCTTGCATTAGTATACCAAATAGGTCTTTGTGGAGTTGAATCTAGATAACTATAAACTACACATCTATCTACAACATTGGAACCAGAGGTTGGATAAAACCACATCACCTCTCCGAACAAGTTATTAATACCACAATAAATAAATTGATTTGAAGTAGTATTGAGATCATCGTAAACATAGTCTTCAACCAAACAATCCATTGATTCTAATTTACCAGTAAATCTAAAGAAACCATTATCGGACATCCAGTAAGCAGCACCATCCACTTCGACAGATGCATTCTTTCCTATCAATCCACAGTTGGTACCTACTTGTTCATAGGCGAAAGTAAAAGGTTGACCTACAAAACGCATGGTAAATAATGAGGTATCCGTCCATACGTAAATTGCATTTCTTCCTAGTTTACCTCCCATGATCCGTGAGCCGGCAGCCAGTCTTTGTGTGCCAGCACTATTGACGGAACTAGGAATCCAAGTATTAATATCCTCTTGATTAGAGAATCTGATAAACATATCATCTTGAGTTGTGGTATCTCCAATCGTGGTTTCTGTTCCAAATAAAACTAAGTGACGATCAGGTGTTGATACTAACATATCTCTTGATGCTGTTGGTGCACCACTCACAATGGTTGCTCTTATTGCTGTGGCATTTGTTAAATCTGAATCCCATTCAAATACAGCTCCATTAAAAATTAAAGCTAAAAGAGTACTTCCCAAATTATCCAAAGACCATAAACCTGGCTCTGCAACTTTATCCGTTGTAGAAGAGGCTTGTCCCCATCCACTATAATCAGTAATATCCGTAACGGTCGCTCCATTAGAATGGGTAGCTTTTGTTGTTCCATTGATTTCTCGAACAACTCCAGTTAATACATTTGAACTAATTCCAGTATAACTAATATCCTCTGTATCTATTCTTATTTGACTAGTTCCACTCGTAGGAAAACCTAATGAACTAGTTAGTGTAATACCAGCCGTTGCATCTGGATCAGTGATAGCTCCATTTAAAGTTGTTGTTTGAGGAGCTGTTACAGTGCCACCAAATTGAGATATACCCCATCCAAAAACACCAACCTGTTCAGCTGGTCCTACTGGATAGTACCACTTAACCGATAGATCTCCATCAGCAGCAGTTGCGCTTGCATTAGAGCCCATAGTAATAGTAACTGATGTAGCATCGACTACTTCAGTTATCATAAATGTTTTATCATCAAAATCAGAAGCTGAATAACCTGAACCTGTTGGAGGTGTAACATTTTCAAGAAATAAAATATCTCCTGCAGTCATTCCAGTTGTAGTTGATAAAGTAATGGTAAGAATAGCAGAACCTGAACTACAAGATAGTTTATCGACTAGTGCTCCAAAATCAGTTTTAATTGGGTGAATATCATAATAGGCTTCGCCCGTGTAAGCGTATAAAATTCGATTGGTTCCAATGATGGAATATTTGATACCTGTTTTGTTAACCATCTGATGAAGAGCCCGAGCTGCGCCGGTTAAAGATGTACTTCCTAATTGAGCCCAACCTCCTATTTTTTCAGGAGTGCCATATCTAAATCGAACGTTTTCGCCTGAAGTCCATTGTGCTTCAGCACCAGTAGGAGTAACTTGTTTATTAAATCCTGGTAAAAAACCTATTTTTTGTAGCATAAAAATCCCTTAATATTTAGGCAGGAGATGATGTGGTGGAATCTCCCGCCGAAATATTATTCTACTACATTATTAAGTAAATTTAAAGCCTTTAAACCATAGAGGTAGGCCTAAATGTGGGCGTCCATCAAATCTATTATCTTCAGCTCCCGGTGTTTGACTATTGTAATGTAAAAAAACTTGAACACATGTTGGTTCATTAAATTTTTCCCTCCAATGTTCTAATTTATCTCCTTTATAAATAAGCATATCTCCTGGTTTAAGATCTACTTTAATACCAGCCTGTCCTTGTTTACCTGTAGGATCAATATAAATAGGCCAAAGAGAACCTCCTAAATTTACAGTTGCAGATACTTCACAACTATATCTATCTGTGTGTCTTTTTAATTCATCCCCCTGTGTATACACTCTAGCATAAGAATAAGTTGGACTTAGTTTTAATTTAGCATGTTTTTCAACGGTGGGTAAAGCCTGGAGTAATAAAAGTTCCATAGCAATATCAGCATAATGAGAATATGATTTTGGACATTGAAGATCTCCCAATACTCCCCACGATTTCTCAAAAGGAGAAATATATTTAGTATTAAAAAATGTTTCGGTAACTTGTTTTTTCATTAAAAAATAATTATAAACAAAGTCAGCAATCTTGGGGTCAATAGCTTTTTTAATAATAGTCAGTCCGTCTTTTTTAAAATTATATTTTTTCATTATTTAAAAGGATAACCTAAGTTCCATAAAACTAAAGAATATCGAGTACCTTTTGTTATTGGTTTTACTCTATGCCACACATGAGAAGGAAAAACAATAATCGATCCTTTAGGTAGTATCTCTTTACACTGAACAGTTAGGTTTGGATCCTCTTCATTTCTAGGTTGAAACTCTAACTCTCCCCCTTCATAATTAGCACCATCAGTAAGCTGACATGTTACAGATAATTTTCTTATTTTACCAAAAAAGTTTAAATCATTTTTATCTTCATGGGGTTTAAAAAAAGAATCACAGTGCCAATCATAATATCCATTTACTTTATATTTAGTAAACTGAATTTGTTCGGACCAGTCCCACTGAAAATTCCAACCCGCACTAGAATTTGCTTGATTAATATATGGTTGAATTTCTCTATAAATCCATCTTTCATCTAACCACACTACATCAGACTTTCTTTTTTTATATAATTTTTTTTCTTCATCTATTGTAAGAGGTTTTTCTTGAACATCTCTTTTTCTTCCAAATGCTCCAGTAACAGCAGTCACTTCTTTTTTCTGTAATGCATATTTTATAACTTCATCACAAAATTTAGAACTTAATGCTCCTGTAAAATAATAAAAACAATACTCAGTATTCATAAAACCCCTTAATATTTTTAGACATAATTAAACCATCCTGTCACTATATATTTTTCTTCTGTATCACTAACCTGACCTCTATGTGTATGCGTCCAATCTGTTGGCCAAAGTAATGTTAATCCTTTTTTAGCTGGTGTTATAATTTTTTGATAATAAAATTCTGTGCCACCACCTTCTTCTATATCATTTAAATAAGTCATGAAAACAAGTTGTCTGCTACAATGTTCTAAAGCTCCTCTCTCACAATGATAAAGTTTAAAACCTCCACCTTTTTTATAGTACTGTATATTATAACCTACCGTAATATTAAAATGTGATACCTTATTTAACATAGTATATTTTTCTAAATATTTTTCTAAACTTTTTTGTAAGTAATCTCTATATTCTTTAAAAGGTGTTTCACTATTATTCGGGTGTATTTCTAACTCTTCGCTATCTTTCACTTCTTTTGCAATCCGGATGGTTCCATAATTATGTACTTCTCCCTTATAGGTTAAGTTTTCTTTCTTCTTTTTATTAAAATAATCTACAATATTATTACAAATACTTTGTGGTATATACCAACCACCTATAAAACTTGCATATGGAAATATGTGCTCTTTCATTGAAAGTACTTCTCATATAGAATTTTCACTTTATTTCGTATTGGTGTAAAAGAAAAACTATTAAAATATCTTCTTTTTTTAATCCAATTCATTTCTTTTTCCGTTGCATCCCTACTTACAACACTATATTCTTTTTCTGATATAGGTAGTATATACATCAAAGGCGTACCTGCCTTTATTAAAATTTCACCTTCTTCTTTGTACCAATTTAATTGTATATTTAATTCACTAGATTCTGTTGGATCTAAAATGCCTGTTACACTTTCATAATCAAAAGAATCAGGATAAGGTAAAGGCATAAACATAAACTTAACACCCTTGGGTGCTATGATATGATAAGGTGTATTAATCTTAACTATGTTTTCTATCTGACCTTTTCTTTTAGGAATATGTTTCCCGATTTGGTCGCCATGAGTATCCACAAGTTTCATGTTGGCATGTTCTATAAGGTCAGCGTCTGCAACTTTCCATTGGAATCCTTTTTCATTTTTACTAGTTGATATAATTACATCATACCAAGAGGTTGCAATATAACCTGTTTTAAACATTGCAAATATTCCAGGACACTGTGCTACATGTCGAAACTTTTCAGTCTTATTCATATTAGCTTTGTAATCTGCCATTGCTTTACTAATCCACTTTGGCCAATATTTACTGGATGGTAATATAGGAAACATATCAGACACACCTGACAATGTACTTACAAATTCTATTTTATCTTTCATTTAATTTTTTTCTTTCTTTTACTATTTATTTTAAGAAGCCTCCCAACTTGTGCCGTTCCAATCATAAGTAGCTGTATCAGCATGAACTGAATTATCTACATTTCTTTTTGTAGCTTTCCAGCCTTTTGTATTATCACCTTGGTAAGCACTTTCATCCCAATAAAAAGCCCATTCCCATACAACAGGATCTGCTTCATCATTGTATATAGTTGGACGTGTAAGTGGAGCTTGCCAATCGTCATTTCCATCTAATGCCCAAGATGCATGAGGTTGAGGTGAAATAAATATATCTTTTACCGCGTCATAAGTATAACCCGGTCCTGCATATTGTTTTCTAAAATTATTATTGTAAGAAGTTTGTTTCCACACATCATTTGTTTTGTGTAGATTATTTAAAAAATCAACACCAAGACTTTCTTGTTCAACTCCCTCACTATCTTCTATTGTTGGATTTGCAACAGAATGAACTTTGATAACGATTCCATTTTCGTCAATTTTTGCAAAATAAGCCATTATGATGTGTACGTCCCATCTCCAGTAAATTTTAAAACTGTATCAGATCCATCTGTAGTAACTGTAGGTGAGCCTGTTGTAGTTCCTGTATAGCTAGCAGTTGGCATTTTTAAAAAAACAACACCTGATCCGCCATTAGCAGCTCGAGAAGGATTAACATCTGGTGTAGATCCTCCGCCGCCACCGCCACCTAAATTATTAGTTCCTGCTGTTGCAGCTGTACCAGTACCTGGATGTCCATAAGCACCAGCTCCTCCGCCGCCAGTTCCACCAGCTTTATTTGAGTTGTGGTTTCCACCACCACCGCCTCCGCCATAAGTAACTGCGCCACCAGTTATTGAAGATGATCTACCATTTCCACCAGAAGGATCAGTACTAGTGTCTCCACCAACAGCACCAGCTCCACCACCACCTCCGGCTTGACCGCCAGGGCCACCATCTCCACCGTCATATCCTTGAACGGGTGAAAGACTTGGTGAGTTTCCAGAACCATTATTACCATTGTAAGCACCTCCGCCACCACCAGAGCCACCATTACCACCATTACTATTGTATCCACCGCCATAGCCACCACCAGCCGCTGTATAAGTAGTTAAACCTGAACCTGATACAGATGAATTACCACCTGCACCACCATTGGAATCTGCTGTAGCATTGCTAGTGCCTCCAGCACCTCTTGTTGCAGTTATTACTGTGCCTGACACAACTGAAGACCAAGTATTAGTATAAAATCCTCCGGCACCACCACCGCCTCCGCCTTCTGAGTTACCAGCGTTTCTACCATTACCACCGCCAGCTCCTGCTCCGATTAATAAAAATTCAATATCATAGGGGTCTGGTACAGCGATACCTTGTTGTTGACCAAATCCTCTTGAGGATGCTGCTCCTCGAGTTGCTATTAAAGGCATATTCTAATATCCTCCTATTATGCGTATTGCGTTATAGACGCGAGTACTGTGTAGGCTGAGCTCCCTGTTTTGATAACCGTATAAACATAAGAATCAATGGAATTAGCATTTCCTTCAGTAGGCGCTTCGCCTCCTTGCCATTCTGTTGTAACACCTGATGTAGTTCCATCTACTTGAACAGCAGTATTTCTGTATTCAGAACTGCCGATAGTCACTAGATGACAAAGCGTTAAGGATTCTCCTGTTGCCATAATAGTATTCATTGTTGTAGAACCATCTCCTCTAAGATTAATTGTCCAATCTCCTGAAGCGTCTGATGTGTAATACCAAACAGCTTGAGTTAAGGCATCAAAATTTTTAGTTCCCGTAGCTGCAGTTGCTTCTACTGTAACTTTCTCCGCAACGGATTGAATTTTTCCTTGACCAGTAACTGTGAATTTTCCATAGCCATTAGGAGCCATAGTCATGGCACCATTAGCTGCGTCTGTAATTGTAAATGTTCCAGAGTTTGTACCACTGTTTGTACTTAAAACTAAGTCAGTAGTTCCACCCGTTGTAACCGTTAAACTTCCAGCTCCATTAGAAGTCAGGGTTGCTGCTGCTCCCGAATCTCCAACTTTTACTGTATCTCCAGCCAGAACAACATCTCCTGTTCCTGCAGGGGCAATATTAATATCAATATTAGAATCACTACTTCCTGTAGAAGAAAGAGTTGGACCAGCTCCACTAGCCCCAGCGGCTATTGTAAATTCATTTTCCGCTGAACCAGTAACTGTAAGTTTTATTAATTCATTTCCACCAGTGTCTAAAATAGCTGTACCAATTTTTGGTGAAGTTAAAGTTTTATTGGTTAAAGTTTGTGTTCCTGTAAGTGTTACATCGCCTTCAGTGACAGAAAAACCTGTGTCATAAACACCTGTGTTTGTTGTCACACCGTCGAAATATACAATTTTCCAACCTTTATCATCAGTTGCCCAAGTGACCGTTGCACCTGAACCTGAAGCCGCTTTTAATTGAACTGTGTATGCACCTGATGTGCTATTTTTAATAATGTAAAAATTTTCTGTAAGAACCGGCATTGTCAGGATCTTATTTCCTGTAATTGCTTCAGGAGAAACAGCTCCCATAATAATTACTCTGGTTGCAACTGTTGCACCTGTTGCTCCGTCTGATTTAGATAAAGTTGTAGTACTTGCTCCTGCACCAGCAGGTGAACCAGAATTTAAAGTCTGTACTTTATAACCACCAGAGATTTGTTCTATGATTTCTAAATTTGTATTTGTTTTTGTTCCCCATGTACCAGCAGCTTCGCCAGTTGCAATTTTTTCTACCCCTAAAGGTGTATATGTGGATGGCATATGTATTCTCCTAATTGGTTCCTATTGTGGTTTATATTTAATATTTTTCATAATGTCAACATAGATTACTAAGTAACTCTAGTCCAATTACCAGTTTGAGTAGCAGTTGTTTTACTCCAATTACCTGTTTGAGTAGCAGTTGTTTTACTCCAATTACCTGTTTGTGCTGCTGTAACACGTCCCCATCCTATTGGTGCTGGGCTCCCTACACTAGCAGTTGCAGAAACACCTGTTAATCCTATACCCATTTCTGTAGGTGCAATTGCCCCTACTGAAGAAGTTGCTGAAACTCCTGTTAGAGGAACTCCAATTTCAAGAGTAAGAGATCCAAGAGAAGATGTTGCCGAAACTCCAACTGGATCAATGAGTTCAGTATTAACAACAGTTGTTGATCCAACGGAACTTGTTGCTGAAAGTCCAGTTAATCCCATTACATCCGCAGGTACAATAGCACCTACTGAAGATGTTGATGACACTCCAGTTAAAGGAACTCCAATTTCAAGAGTAAGAGATCCAAGAGAAGATGTTGCCGAAACTCCGGTTGGAAACTCAATCCATTGAAAACCCAGTGATCCAACAGAAGTTGTTGCACTAACCCCGGTCAATCCCATTACATCAGCAGGTGTAAGAGCGCCAACTGAAGAAGTTGCTGAAAGTCCAGATGGTTGAATTAGTTTATTAAATGAATCTCCCCATGGCTCTTCACCCCAACCATTTCTACCCCAACCAACTAATGTTCCTGCATTGTCAAAATCTCCAAGTTCTGTTTGAGCTTGTACACCTGTCAGTGTTACAAGAGTAGTAAGATCAAGAGTTAATGATCCTACTGAAGATGTAGCACTTACTCCAGTTAATTCTGCTGTTATTATTTGAGAAGCGGTAGGTGTGCCAACACTAGAGGTTGCACTTACTCCTGTTGGTAAAACTGAATAGTCTACACCCCAACCAGAGTTTCCCCATTCTTGTCTTCCCCATCCTTCAACATTAGCTGCTGAAACAGCACCTACTGATGAAGTAGCAGAAACTCCCGTTAATGTAAGATTGACGTCAGCTTGTTCACCCCAGGCGTTCTGTCCCCAGGTAGTGCTGGCTTGGTTCCACGTGTTAGCCATAAGGAGTGCCTCCTTATGCTATCCGAATAATTGCGTTACTTGCGTCTGCTGCTGGAAATTGAATTGTAAAAGTTCCGCTTGAAACTGTTTTATCTCCGCCAAAAGCGATTGCACAAACAGCAGGATCACCAGATGCTGAATCATTAAAAATTAAACATCCATTAGCGGTAAAAGAAGCAGATGTCCAACTTGTGTCTGCAAAATCACAACATGCTGTATCAGTTGATAAAGCTGGTGTTACGCTAGTTAAGGCGTTTCCTTTTGCAGAATAAGCTGATCCGGATGTGTTTGAAATCTCGTTGCTTGAACTATATGCCGTTGTTGATTTATTTAAAGTAGCACTACTTGTGTATAGGGCTAAGTTAAATGTGTTACCAGATGATGCTGTGAAATTATGAACGGCAGTTAAAATTTCTGTTTTAAAACTGTTACAAATTGCTGATGTTATTGCCATATTTTTCTCCTACTTATTGAGGCGGTGACTCGATTGGAATTCTTATTGTACCATCCGTGTAATCGTCTCGTCTTCT